GTCCCGCATCAGCAGGTGGCGAGCCTGATGGTGGAGAGGCTTGGGAAGGACGAGGACATCGGCGACACCATGCGGATTGTTCCGTTGAAAAGCGAGAATTTCCGGGCGCTGCGTTCGCAGTACATGAACCCCTATATCAAGCCCGGCAGCGAGACTGCGAGCTTCGGGGTGCTGGTGGACAACAAGCTGATTGGTGTGTACGCCTTCTCAGCCTCTCCCACTCTGTCCAACTGGGATAAGCACATAGAGACGCCCACAATGTACCTTCTAAGCGACTTTCCCATCGCCCCCACCAAATATAAACGCCTCGCCAAACTCGTCTTATACGCGGCCCTAAGCCGTGAATCAAAGCTATACGCAGAACGCTTAACCAACCACCGCATCCGTTCGCTCGTGACTACAGCCTTTACCAAGCGGCCTGTGAGTATGAAGTATCGCGGGCTGTTCCAGCTCCTGAACAAAAAGCAACTCCCCGGTGTCGATGAGGGTGAAACGGATATGTCGAAAATCTACTACAACTCCGGCTACCAGCTCAACTACGGTGCGCCTATGGGCCAGTGGACGTTGGCTGAGGGGTTGGAGCTTTGGAAGAAGAAGCACTCGCAGATTGGTGCTAAGGAGGACGAATGATGAACGTATTTACACTGGAAATCGACCCGCGAGAAATAAAGCTGCTGGAAACGAACGCCCGGTACATGAAACACGAGGAGTTCAACCGGCTGGTCGATAATATTCGCCGGGATGGAAAGCTCACCTCTACCCCGTTCTTGTGTAAGGATGACGATGACCGCTGGCTGTGCCTGTCCGGAAATCACCGGACGAGGGCCGCCATCGAGGTGGGGCTGCCCACCATCACCTGCCTTGCCACGGATGACCCGCTCAGTAAAGAGCAACGGATCGCCATTCAGCTCTCGCACAATGCGATTGCCGGTCAGGATGACCCCGCCACTCTGAAAGCTCTGTACGAGCAGATATTGGACACGAGCCTGAAGCAGTACAGCGGTCTGGATGACAAGACGTTGGCGCTGCTCGACAAGTTTTCCAGCATCAGCATATCGGAGGCCAACCTGACCTTTCAAACCCTGTCGCTGGTGTTCCTGCCGGACGAGCTTGATGCGGCGAAGAAGGTCATCGACGAGGCGAAAGATCGCGCGAAAACGTCCAGCGATGTGTGGCTGGCTCGCATGGCCGACTACGACGCTTGGCTGGACGCGCAGGAGACTGTCGGCTCTGCCTATAATGTCAAGAATGTGGCTACGGCGGTGGAGCTGATTCTTAAAATCTTCCAGCGCAACATTACACAGTGCGCGGAAGGCTGGGTCGATACGACAGACAACAAGAGGTACGTACCTATCGAGACGGTGATTGGCAAGACCAAAATCCCCGCCGAGGACGCCAAGGTCATCAAGAAAGCCTTGGACACGATGGTAGGCTCCGGCCAGCTCGATGCCAAGGCGTTGTACAGCGGCCTTACGCAGCTCTGCCAGCAGTACCTCGACAGTAAGTAGGAGGTCTGATTTTTAGATGGCAAACGTCGTGTACAATCAGAAGTTCCATGATGACTGGGCGTGGTCGCTCGCCATTCGTGGTGCTACTGATGCCGAGATTGCCGAGGCCATGCACGTCTCACGGAAGACGATTTGCTCATGGAAGATTGAGCATGAATCCTTCGCAAATGCGCTGGCCGAAGGTAAAGAGATTGCTGACAGCAAGATTGAGCGCAGCCTGTACCAGTCAGCACAGGGCTACTTCGTCGATGAAGAGGAACGCTTAATCGAGGTCAGTAAGGACGGCACAACCAAGCTGGGCGACCTGAGAACGAAAAAGCGTTACATCCCGCCGAGCACTACGGCCCAGATATTCTGGCTCAAAAACCGAAAGCGCGAACACTGGCGAGATGTATCTAAGACCGAAGTCACCGGCGCTGATGGAAAGCCCTTGGAGTTCCAGCAGGTGCAGGTATATCTCCCCGAAAAGGAGGAGGTGGAGTAGCGCGTGGAGAAGGTTGTGTTCCGACCGCAGAAAGGCAAGCAGGAAAAGTTCCTTGCTTGCTCTGCCGACATCTGCATTTACGGCGGGGCTGCGGGCGGCGGCAAGAGCTATGCACTTCTGCTCGAACCGCTACGGCACATCGGCAACAAGCAGTTTGCTGCCGTAACCTTCCGACGCACTAATCCGCAAATCCTAAGCCCCGGCGGTCTCTGGTCCGAGAGCTTCAACATATACAGCTTGCTTGGAGCTACGCCGAAGCTATCCCCAAAGCCGATGTGGGTGTTCCCAAGCGGTGCCACAATTACGTTCTCGCACTTGGAGATGGAATCGACCAAGTACGACTGGCAAGGCTCACAGATTCCGCTCATAATGTTTGACGAATTGACGCACTTTTCGGAGAGCGTCTTTTTCTATATGCTGTCCCGTAACCGTTCGATGTGCGGCGTAAAGCCGTATATCCGGGCGACCTGCAACCCTGACGCTGATAGCTGGGTAGCGAACTTCATATCTTGGTGGATTGACCAAGACAGCGGCTACCCCATTGAAGAACGATGCGGCAAAATTCGATGGTTCATCCGCAGGGATGAAAAAGTGTATTGGGCCGACAGAAAGCAGGACCTGTGGGAACAGTTCAACCTGACAACTGATGAAGAAAAGGCCGAGCCTCGCTCGGTGTCGTTCATCAACAGTACGTTGCAGGACAACAAGCTGCTCATGCAGCGCGACCCCTCGTACTTGGCAACGCTGAAGGCGCTGCCTACCGTGGAGCGGGAACGTCTGCTCTACGGTAACTGGAAAATCAAGCAAGCCGCCGGCCTCTATTTCAAGCGGACGCAGGTACGCAATATGCTGCCGTGTGCTCCTGCCGATGTCACGTCCTACGTAAGAGCGTGGGACCTCGCTGCATCACCGGAAACCGAGAAGGGCGACCCCGCGTACACCGCTGGTGTGCTGATGGGGAAACGCGCCGACGGCAGTTTTGTCATCATAGACGTTATCAACAAGCGGCTGTCTGCCAGCGACGTGCGAGCCTTGATAAAGCTCACCGCCGAGGTAGACAACGCAAAGTATGGCAACGTCCGGGTGCGGCTCCCGCAAGACCCCGGACAAGCTGGTAAGGACCAAGCCCAGAGCTTCGTCCGCTTGCTGTCCGGTTTCAGTGTTCGCACAGAACCGGTCAGCGGCAGCAAGGAATCCAGAGCCGAGCCGGTGGCCGCTCAGTGGCAAGCCGGCAACTTTGATGTGGTTGTCGGAGACTGGAACGAAAGTTACTTTTCCCAGATGGAGAGCTTCCCGGCCAGTAAGTTCAAAGACATGGTGGACGCTACCAGCGACGCCTTCTCTGAACTGGAACGCAGGTCGGAATTCCACTTCTCCTTCTAAGCGAGGTGCAAGATGAGGATTTTTAACATTGAGATCGGAAAGCGCCGGGTCCGTGAGCAGTACACGGACAAGGCCGGCAGCTTCGTCTCACGTTGGAGCAGACCACCAACTTTGAACACAGCCGAATGGCTGAATATGTTCTCGAAAAGCCCCCGGCTTGCCGTCGTGGACAGGATTGCCAGCGACACCGCAAACATCGGGGGCAAATTACTGCGCGTTGGACCAGATGGTACGGAGACGGAAATCACCAGTCACCCCTTCCTCCGGTTCATGGACCAGCCGAACCCGCTCTACGAGATGACAGGCTCGGCAATCTGGCGGCTGCACGAAATCTACCTCCTGCTGGTGGGCGAGAGCTTTTTGCTCATCGAGCGGGATGACGATGGCCGGCCTGTGGAGCTATGGCCTGTGCCGCCGTACTGGGTGAAGATGACCCCGTACCTCGGAAGTCCGACGTACCAGATTCTTTCCCCGTCCGGGCTGACAATGGACGTGCCGGTGGACGATATGTTCGTGATGAAGCAGCTCAACCCGCTCGACCCCTTCTTGCGCGGCCTCGGCGTCGCGGAGAGCATCGCAGATGAGGTGGAGATCGACGAGTACGCCGCAAAGTTTCAAAAGCGGTTCTTCTACAACGACGCCGAGCCGTCCCTTGTGTTCCTGATGCCAGACGCCACTAAAGACCAGAGCGATGCTTTCATGGCCCGGTGGAATCAGAAGCATCGTGGCGTAGAGAACAGCCACAAGGCAGCAGCCCTCACCGGGAGTGTCGATGTCAAGGCGTTCGGGTCGAGTGACACCAGAGAGCTGGGCTTTACCGAGAGCCGGATTGCCATGCGCGACGCAGTGCTGGAACACTTCGGTGTGCCGAGAGAAATCATGGGCATCACCGAAAACAGCAACCGCGCCACCGCAGACGCCGCCCAGTACATTTACGCCAAGAACGTGCTCACACCCCGGATTCAGGCACGTGAGGAGGCCATCAACAAGCAGCTCCTCCCGATGTTCGGAGATGGACTGGTGTGGCGCTTTGACCCGGTGGTTCCCTATGATAAGGAGTTCGACAAGGCGAAGGCCCTCGACGGCTGGAACTCCGGCCTGCTCATGCAGAACGAGGCTCGGAGACTTCTGGATATGCCCGACATCGAAGGCGGGAATGTATTCAAAGTTTCCGTCAACGACCTGTTCCTGACCGAGAGCGATGACCCTGCTGCGGTCACGCAAGCCATGTTCCAAGAGGACATCATCCAGCCGGTGGATATGCCAGACGCGAAAGGCATCAAATCCCGCCGGCGGGTAAACATCTCCGCGATGCTGCGGAAAGAAGACCAAGCCGCTCTGAAAAATGAGCGGCGCTTTTTGACCGCAGTCAACAAGCATTTCTCCGACCAGCGGGCGGCGGTCACGAAGGCTCTTGGCCTCACGGCCAAAGCCGACGGCGATGACCCGCTGTTCTTCCCGTTACAGGAGTATCTGCTGCCGGATGGCACGTTCAGCCCTGAGCTGTGGGCGATGCTCTCCGAGGAGGACCAGCTAAAACTCACGGACGCGATTGCATCCGGCTTGCTCAACTGGACAGACGAGGCCAGAAAGCTGATTCAGCTACTCACGCCATGCTGGAAAGCAGCCTATGAGGACGGCGCGACGGTGGCTGGGGATGCCTACGGCTTCGTGGAAATCCAACGGCCTGAGTTCGTGTCTGCCGCCAAGGTAAATGGCGGCAAGCGTGTGGTTGGCATCGAGCAAACCACAAGAGACAATATCGCCCGCATCATCTCGCGCGGTATCTCGGAGGGCAAGAGCCAGATCGAGCTGAAGAAGGAAATCCAGTCTGAGATGGGCAGCACGGAATCTCGTGCCAAGCTCATTGCTCGGCAGGAAACCTCGACGGCCCTCTCCACAGGCCAGTTCGATATGATGAAGGCTGCCGGTGCCGCCACAAAGACGTGGCACCATAGGCCGCAGAAAAACCCGCGTCCCGACCATGTTGATATGGACGGCGAAACCGTCGGCATCGACCAGCGGTTCTCCAACGGTCTGCGTTTCCCGCGTGACCCGGAAGACGGACGCGCAGAACAGCTTATTAACTGCCGGTGTTATCTCACCTACGGCGGTTTTTAAGATAAGCCCTAAACTCTGAGGAAAGGAGGTAAATCCGTATGGCACGAATGGGTAGACGGACTTCTGCTCATGGTCAGAAGTCGGACAACCCGACACACGAGTACAAATCGTTTGTGTTCCAGTTGGAGGACGCGAACGAGGAAAGCGGAGAATTCTCAGGCTACGCCGCCGTTTTCGGCAATGTCGATAGCGGCAGGGACGTAATCGAACGAGGCGCGTTCTCCAAAACCATCAGGGAGGATTTTGACCGCATCAAGATTTTATCGCAGCACAATGACTGCGACCTGCCAATCGGCAAACCGCTCGAACTGCGTGAAGATGAAAAAGGTCTCTATATCCGGGGCAAAATCAGCGACACGCAGAGAGGGCGGGACATCAAGACGCTGCTCAAAGATGGCGTCTTGAACGAACTCTCGATTGGATATGACGCGATCACTGCTGACTACTCATGGTTCACACCTCGTATACCTGCGGGTCCTCAGTGGCATCAACGCGGCGCACAATCACGGACGAGATGCCAAACGCTGTGCGGGCTTTCTCGGTCGCCTCCTCGATGCTGTCTGCGAGAATAACCAGCGTTTTGCCGCCCGTGTACATCCTGTGAGCGCGGTAGAGGTGCTTGGCGATAATCTTATAGGCACCCTCGTTACTCAGCTTAGGAGCGGGGGTTTTCCAGTTGGCGTACAGGGTATTCAGCGAGGTGTACGGGCAGACCTTCATGCGGTCTTCACTGTCATTCCAGCTCACCCAGATGTGGCCCTCCGCGCAGAACATCAACACGCGGTAGGTCTTGCCGTGGCGCAGCCCCATCGAGCCGTCCTTCCCGATGAACGTCATCTCCATCGGATTCACATACTGCCGTTCAACAATCATCTTCTCCAACCTCCTCATCAAGTGCATGATGCGCTGCCATCTGCGACGGATAGCAGTCATCGAGATACACCACCGGCAAATCAGCGTCATAGTCCATGCAGGTGTCCCGGCGGTGGTAGTCAAGCAGATATTCCAGATCGCCGTGGTCGTTCACATACGGGGACAGAATTGCATAACCCGCTACTTCCGCAAGGAACACATACCCACCGACCTCATGCGCTTCACCATCTTCATCGCGCTCGACAATCCAGACTTCCTGCCCCGGCTCAAAGTGCTTCTCTGACGCGAACGCCGTGGTCAAAATGCGGTTTACGGCATTGCGGGAGAATCCACTCTCCGTCCCGTAGTCAGGCCCGTAATCAGCCAGCACATCAGGGTCAGCGTTATCGAACGCGGCTTGCACCGCGTCTTTGGAAATCAGGCTCATAGCTCAATCCTCCTCTAAACTCGCCAGATATTCGGCCACGTCATCGAGCGACTTGAAAAAACGCTTGCCCTCGAATCGAATCATGCTGCTGGAATGCTTGGCAAGCTCCAAAACAAATTCCCCTCCGTGTTTGAGCGGCCTATCTTCTACCAGCATCTCTCGTTTGTATTCAGGCAGAAATTTCACTTCTGCATTTGGAAATTGTTCTGCGTGTCGTTTCTCAACAACAATATGCACACTCTTAGGCAAAGCCCTTATTACCGCTCCATTCCTAATCATAAGAGATTCAAGCTCGTGTAGGGTCATTTCAATCCCTCCTGTTCGCGTAGCGGATGATGATTCTGGCGGCTTGTCGCAGGGCGCGGGCCTGAACGGTCAACCAGTCCTCGCCCATCAGGGGCAGCTCGCCGTCATGGGTTTTCTTCTTCTCAGATTCAGTGCAGAGCCGCTCGCAGATGTCACCGTCGTAGACCTCCGCGCAGCCGCCGTAGCTGTACTGCTCCCAGTTCTGAGCGCCGTTCAGCAGGTCGGTCTCTGCGACCTTCCCGATGCGGACCGAATCATCGGTGATGTGCAACCGGTCTACGTAGTCATCGAACATCTCAACCGCGTAGCCCTTGACGCCCTTGTCCCAAGCGGACCGAGCAGAGTGTGCGGCGATGTCCTTCTTGATGTCAGCAATACGCCTCTGCATAACTCACAGCCTCCTCTTTGCAGTCCTTGAAGTAGTCATCGGCGAAGTCGTGCAAGCAGTCTTCGTGGATGAGCTGCCCGTCGATGTTGTACACGGTCTCGCCCTCGTAAATCTCGCCGCCGCAGTAATCGCAGTAGGCGATGGGCTTTTCCTCGGGCGGTTCAAGCGGACGTTCCGGCAGATACTCAAACATTATCGCAGCCCTCCTCCAATCGCGTGCTCCACCGAGCAGCTTTCTCCCGAATGATACGCGCGATCTCCTCGCGGTCAAACCCGAGTACCGCCGCGCAGAGCAGGACATCGGCGAACTCCTCATTCAGATTGCGGGACGCATCGCCGGTGGTCATCGGCGTCGGGTTGCTCTTGTCGAGCGTCCGGCGCATCTTCAGCGCAGCCTGCGCCAGCTCTGTGGCTTCCTCAGCCAAACCTGCCAGCAGCTCACAGCAACCGAGCAGGGTGTTGATACCGGTAATCTCAGCGCCCCAATCTTCAAGTGCCTTCTCGATAGGCTGCTTGTCAAATTCAATCGTTTCCATTGCTTACAGCCTCCTTCTGAGCATCTGCCGCGACTTCCGGCTCAGGCAGCTCGCCAAGCATTACCAGAATGTGCGCGTGAGGGATTTTGTGCTTTAGCCCGTTGGTGATGAACTCGCGCTCGGCACAGCCCTTCACCAGCTCGTAGAAAGTCGAGAACTTCACGTCCACGCGGTCTTCAGCGGCGAACGCATCAAGAATTCCCATAGTCTTGTCCTCCTTTGCAAAATGAAAAAGGCCCGCATTTCTGCGGGCCTTTCGGCATATAGGCAAATTCAGCTAACTATCAAGATTGTTGCCAATGAAAACCGCTACCATCCAGTCAGGG